GATTCAGTTACGCCATCTACACCTATATTGTATTCTATGCTTGATAGTAGACAGCTTTTATAGGTTACAGATATAATTTTATCTTTATCTGCGTCAGAGCTTGAGGGCGTTACATCATTCTCAGAACCTATATGACTAAACTTGTCAGGGGCATATAGTATGGTGATGTCGTAGTTTCTTAACGACTTACCTGCATCGTCAGCAAACCCCTTGTCGTGAAGATTATCTTTATACAGAGCATGGCTAGTTTTGTAACCAACAGCGCCAGCAGTATAATCAGAGGGATCTACAAAGTAAAAGAAATCGCTATCTTTATCTATTCTTCTTTCTATGGTTATTTCAAAATTCTGCTGACCATAATAGTGAAATTGTCTTTGCGCTCTACCTATATCTAAAAGAGATTGAGACGGCATGTCTCCATTTATACCTATAGACTGAACACCGTTTAAAAATACGCCATCCGTAGCATCAGATTCTGCGGCTGTATTTCTTTTTGTTGTCAATACAGCTTGACAAGCATAGAATATCCTGCCATTAGGATCACTAAATGGTAAACTCATTATGCACCCGTACTTCCAAAGCCAGACTCGCTCCGATCCGTATTGTTTAGGTCAGACACTTCTACGAGTTCAAAGTCTTCCACCTTTTGTAATACGAGTTGAGCAATTCTGTCGCCCTTTTCTACATTGTAATCGTTATACTGAGAATTATAAAGTATAACGCCGATATCGCCACGGTAGCCGCTGTCAATCACACCAGCAAAAACATCTATACCATACTTGTAAGCCATGCCTGATCGCGGCCAAATTAGCCCCACATAACCTTTTGGAATTTGCATCGCGATACCAGTTTTAATTAATTTATGCGTGTGCTTTTCTAATATGCTTCCGTGAGAAGCATACAGATCAAAACCCGCATCAGATTCATTTGCCTTCGTTGGCGTGATAGCATCTTTGTTTAATTTTGCAAACTGTAATGGATATCCGTTCCAAGGTTTTATATACTTAGGGAAGCATGTTTTTTTATGATGTTCTTGTAGCTGTCGTTCTCTAGCTAATTCGTCTGGATGAATATTCATATTTCGCATTTTCCTCCTGCGCAGGCAAGCTCCTGCTCTGGTACTACGTTGTTGGTTTCCTCGATAACATTTGTAAAGTCAACATCTGTGTATTCTCTGTTCATATCCACCCACTCTTTCCAGTTGTATACATCTTTCATGCAGTATGTCAACTGTCTTAAATCTTTATTAAAATATTTGCCAGAAAACTTTTCACAGCGGTCTTTCCAAGCTTTTTTACCGTTGCCTTTTATTTTTTCTCCAACGCCTAGCAAGCTGTCGCAAGCGGCCCATAGGTTGTCTTCCCAGAGCGTAAGCGCCACTTCAATCAAGCCGCTCACAAAAAGACATGCATCTCCGTAGTGAGCTACCTGTTCGCTTGGTAGATATACTGTAGTAAACGGGGCTTGAGGATAATCCTTGTCTCCAGAAATAGGAAGCAAAGAAATACCACAGAAATATTTTCTATTCTTATAAATATACTTTTCTACTTCCTGCCATTCGTCTGGCTTTACATTAATAGTATTACTAACATTATGAACAAGCCAAGGTTGTGTGCATAGTTCTTTGTTAGTGCCATTTATTACCCAATTTTGTTGAGTAGACTTTACATAATCTAAAAGCTGTATAGCATCAACCTTATTTTTAGTTTTGCTTCCGTCAGGAACTTCGATACAAAAACCAACAACATCATCGCTATCATTATTACTCCACACGCTTTCTTCACACGCTCTAGGATTTACTTCTTTAAAGTAGTTATATATGGGTTCCATCTTGTTTGCTTGTACGCGCCTGATATAACGTTTAGCATGATGAGGATGAATACCACTGGAGGTTCCAAGAATACAACTTGAAGTGCCTTCTGGTTTAATGCAGGTAGTACGAGCAGCTTGATTGATGCCAATCATCTCTGCAATCTTTTTATTTGTTTTCTTTACGATAGTAGCGCCACGCTTTTGTGCGGTTGGGTCTAAGCAAATTTCGTGCTTCTCCATAATCCCCGTCATGCTAACACCAAGCAAAGCTTCTCTAGAGATAATTCTCTCTGATGCTCCACCCAGATATTCAAACTCTGAGAAACCTGCTTGCAACGTACCGATGATAGTAGCAGCGCGACACGCATCAAAAAAGTCTTGTTCTGTTTTAATTTTTGCACAGTTGATGGTTGATAGGTTACAAGCCTGCCATCCTGACTGTTTTGTTTTCTCGCAAACGGGCCACATACCAATCTCAACACAAGGGTTTACAAGGAGTTCCGTACTGTCTGACCAAACAAATCCCGGTTCGCCAAACTCCTTAACGGACTTCATGAGTTCTGCAAATTGCTCTTTGCTTGTTTCGTCACGCAGAAGTAGGGCAGAATTATTAGATCGTCCACGTTGAGGATTATCTATAAACCATGTGCCTGTCTTTGCTGTAGCCATCTCTTGGTCATCTGGGCTAAACACACAAATGGTAGCACTACGACGAACCCCACCAGAAATAACAGCGTCAGCGGTATGCATAACAATATCGTAAGCTTGGATGGGGGAGAGTTTCTTTTGTCCATCTTTCAATGCCTTGTCTAAAATTTTCCTGATATTAGTTAGAGCTTTTTTGAGTGGCTCTGGTCCGGGCGCTTTGCCGCCACTAGATTTAAGATATGATCCAGCAGGACGAATTTCGCTATAGTCAAAGTTTACATTTTTGCCAGAATATTCTGCAAACAATTCTTCATCAATAAATTGATTAAAATAACTAGACACAAGAACGCCAACTGCATCACTCCACCCTTCAATTGTGTCGGGGATTACATACTTCTTACTACCTTCTTTTTTAGGTAGAAGTTCTGGTAGCTTGTCTATGTGGTGCTTTTGTACACTAAACCCTGTACCACACCCGCAAAGAAGTAGATACATACACTCTTGAAAGAATCTAGTTCTGTCGCAAAATGAGACAATACAATTATACATACGTGCATTGTGTTTAAAGATTGGAGAGCCGCCAAACTGTAGAGCGCGTTGGCTACCAAGAACTTTTTTCTTGCGCATCTGTTCGTATGCCCATTCTACTTCAGGCAATACTTCTGGTTTGTCTGCATATTTCTCAAGCATCATTTGCTTGACTCTATCTACAGCCTCATTCCAAGTTTCTCTTCTTTTCTTTTCCGGTATCCATCTTGCATACTTGCTAACAAAAGTATAATCCATAAGGGATTTCAATGACATTTATTCGTTCCTCGTCCTGTAAGTGTTTGGTAGATAGTATATTATAGTTTCAGATCTGATAAAAATCAAGTTAAAATTATCCAACTCCTAATAAAGTTCTTTGAATATGGATAGATGAACTTTCGCCACCACCTCCACCACCGCCGCCGCCACCGCCGCCGTCTCCATATGAAACCCTAAGTATCGGCTCTTCATAAGTAGTATTTTCAAAGCTAGCAAATTTGTGTTGTTCATCATGTACACCCTTGTCAGTGGTTAAGGTTTGAGAATTAAACAAAAACTGTACATTATTACTGCTAGAAAATCCGCTTCTGTCAACAATTTCTTGAAGTTGCTGTGTACATGGGAAATGTACCTTTTGCCCTTGTGTGTAGGCTCTAATGTAATTAGTAATACCACCTTGGTCTATTGCTCGATCAAATACTCCTGAATTAGAAGCTGTTGTTTTTGCCTTAGCGTCGTACTCTGTAGCATTTGTTGGAGCAGTGGCGTTGTCTGAATCGTCACCATACAAAATATAGCCATTATCTCTCCAATAATCAGTCATTATAGATTTAAGTTCTATTATCGCAGCATTTATTGTTTTGCCTTGAGGTATAGTTACATTGGTAAACCTCACAAAAGATCTAACATTGTCTGGGTTATCGTCATCATCTCCGGGGAAATTACCAAAGTTAAGATGATTAAGATTATTAACAAAAGCATTATCTTTCGCATAACCGTCGTCTGGCCCAGCCGTCACACTAAAATTTGCAGTCGTGTCTGCATTAGAAGCATTGCCACTGCCAGAAGTCCATGTTATATCTAGTTTAGGGCGATCCGCCGCATTAGTTGCGCCAATAGAATGAAACGTGGCGTTTTTGCCTGCGCCACTGTCTGTACCCATGTAATACAAAACTAAAACAATAGTTCCTCCAGCCCACTGAGGGCTACAAATAATTTGTCTTATTTGATTAGCGACATCGAAAGTTATTGTGTCACCACTGGTCGCTGATCCGATTGATTTAACTATATTTTCTCTGCTTGGTCTTCCGTATATAAACGAGGTTGCCCCTGAAATATTAGCGGGAATGGCATTTAAGTCATAAGCCGCAAGGCAAACTATGGAATTTAGCCCTGTTTCCGATGCCGAAAATTTCAGCGTCAATGTAGCAGAAGTTATATCATCGCTTCCTTTTAAAGCCGTTGCTGTATCAAACGACAAAGCTGATTGTCTTTCAGATGGATCGTCGTCATCGTCACCGTCGGTATGTCGCAGTAGGAAGTCTGCGGAGGAGGTTCTGTCGAAAAAAGATGACGTATTTATATCCCACATAATTGCATTTGTGGCTACTATACTTTCTGTAGGCATGTTTTTACTCCAATATTCTAAAACCTATTGATAATCTTGTACAATTTGACCACACGGAATGCCAGAAAGGTTTTGGGTAATCAGTAGAAAACATCTTTAGCTGCCAACCATGTTGATCTACACTATTTCTAATTATTTTTTTTGTTCCTTCATACCAGTACATAAGACCAGATTTATCTGACTCTGAAGCCCAGTTAAAATAACATCTTATACCAGCGGTACATCTATTAGTGTGCCACCCCATATAGCAACCGGGAGTGTAAACGCCGTCACCACTTTTTATTATTTGTTGGTTTTTAGATATTATTTTCTTATCTATTAGAAATCTTTTTGCAGATTCAATCATATATTCGTGATCATTACTCTCTAATGAAAGTTTATATTTAGAACAGTCTTGTATCGCTCTGTCTTTATTCTCTTTGCATATGTCCCACAAGGAATCTTTATTGAATTTAGATTGTGAAATCCTAGATTGTAAAGACTTAACGTCTTTGCACATTTCTACATATTTAGAAAAATCCTGTTCTAATTTATCATCGTCTATAAACTTAGTGGTCAAAATCAAGACGGCAAATCTCCTACCCAGTAGAATACAACCGATAGTTCTGGACCCCAATTTCCAGCGCCATGAACGCTATCTAAATAAGAAGACAAACCTGTTATATTTTTTCTATCATTAGCAGTACAGAAACTAAACATAATATCTTCTACTTGATCGTCAACACTGCCGTCTATCGACCTTCTTTTGTTACAAATGTGTTTTGCTGTATATCTAAGATTGGCTGGACCTACTGAATCTTCATAAATATTTATATCGTCGCCGGGATTAAGTGTTTCTATCATATCCCAACTTTGCATCATGCAACAATTTAATCCAGTTCTAATTCCGTTAATGCAGTCTGAATCTATAACCATGTTTTTTGTAGCCATCTAAAACTCCTTGTAGGGAAATTTATATTTGTTATTGTGAAAAAAGTCTTCGCCGTCTATTCTTCTCATATCGTTAACAGCGCCAATATCGTTTATAAAATTTGTCTTTTTGATTGTAGAATTGTAAATGGTTTGTATGTAAGAGCCGCCCTCACCTCTGTATCTTCTTAGTCTTCTTTCAAAGTGCGCAAAACAAAATTCTTCATTTCCAGCAGCGCCTCTTAAAAAGTGACTATCTGGAACGTTTACATTTATTTCTTTAGACTCCATTATAATATTGTTATACTCTGTATTTAGAGTTCCTACGACTTTATTTCCTAAATAAATTCCATGCGCCCTTTTAGCTGGAGTGTTTATTGTTTTAACAATTAATCTTGTATTTAAATCTAATGCTAGTATTTGACTATGTTTAATACCTCTGTTGTGCAGCATGATATACACATAACCGTCTTTCACGTTGACTGAATTTATGTGAAAATTTTCCGTAGTATTTTCAAATTCTTCAAAGCTTTTGCTCCAGCCTTTTAACGGATGAAAAAATTCTTTTACTCCATGAGTAAAATCAAAAAAACCAATACAATCTTCTCTAGTCATGCAAGCAATAATTTTATCTTTATGATATGTTATCTGATGAGTATTTTCATCTAAAATATCTTCATACATATCGACAAAAGTAAGTTTATCATCGAAGACTAAAAGATTTTTTCTGCTGGCTACAAATATATTTTCTTTGTTCCAAGTTATTCCAAACGGCCTATGTACCGGCCTTGTATCGTCTGCATTTTTATTATATCCGCGCTTGTCTGACTTTATCTTTAGAGCTTTCTTACTGTCGGTATCAAACAGAACCAACATTAAATCTTCATTACTAGGTGTTATTGCTAGCTTCATTTATCTATAACTACTGATATATTCTTAGTCTTTATACTTATTATAGTCCTGTTATCAAATTTCTGTACATCAATATTATCAATAACAGATTTAACTTTGTCTACCATTTCTTCGGTAACGCCAAACTCTTCCATTATTTCTTTGATAAGAATTGACTTTATGCTCATCTAATATCCTCGATTTTATCTATCAAAGTATCAAACTTATTGGAGATAGAATTGCTAATACTATTAAGGTTTGTAGCATTGTTGTTGATTGCTATTTTACACTCAACTACATTTTTTTCAAGACCGTCTATTTTATTTTCTATTTTGGTTTCCATTCCCACTACTCTATCTTCTATGGAAGCCATTCTTCTGTTCAAGGAATCGTTCACTTTTTCCTCCAGAATTATAATTTGTTTTCCGTGACTTAATATAGTATACATAACCCAAGCCATAACCGGAACGAGAAACATTCCTATAACTTCGGCTATATCTCTTGTCAAACTCCATGCTTCGCCCATGATAGCTTCCTCTATGTATATAAAAAGAGGGGCGAGACACACCCCGCCCCTCGGTTAAAACTAACTATTTTCTACATGCCAGTAATTGGCTTGTAGTCGAAGAAGTCGCCGCCAGAAGCGACAGTAAGAGTAACGAAGTCAACCTTCATTACAAGTTCGCCCGGAACCGCGCGAGTAGGTTCTGCGGCACTATCAACCGCCATATTACTAGCATTGCCATCAGCAAGGTCGAACATAAACCCGCCAGTCAAAGTCGAAGGAGCGGCAACCGCTGTACCAGCAGCGTTGAGCCACAGTCTTCTAGAAGTGACTTTATTGCCATTGTTAAAGTAGCCAGCGCGAGCAAAGCGATTCTTTCTTATTAGGCTAGTCGTGTCAGCGCCAAAATCATGTCTAAACTTAGCAATAGGAGGTGTAGAATCTGTAGCGCGAGAAGGAATAAGAACTTTCGTGCTAGCAACACCAGAAAGAGTAGTGCTGATTGTACGGATAACGTACTGTCCAGCAACTTCGTAAGCAAAAGTTCCGCCAGAAAGAACTTTTTGGTTTGCAACCAAGCCGTTAGCCCTTTCTGAAGGAAGTGTCGCCGTGAAGGGCGCGCCATTGTCCAAAAGAGACAAAGACTTAGTAATTACAGTACCAGTGCTAGTATTACCCAACAGAGTACCGCCTTGGGTTTGTGCCACATAAGCACCGCCAGTGGTGTTTTTAAGGTAATCACCTTGTGTAGAAACAGGCATTAAACATTCTCCATGTTATAAATATTTATATTTTCCGTGTATCCTACACTATTAATCCAAGTCCAATTTTATATACACAAATCATATTTGAATCTTGTTTTTTTCTCTGCATATTTTTACAGCTTTTAATAACTTTCTTCTGGCTGTTTCTCTGCTATAGCCATTAGCACTTCCTATTTCTTTCATCGTCATATTTTCTACAAATCTTTGTTTTATTATAGAAGAAACGTCAATAGGCAGACCTTCTAATATGTCATAGCAGTTCATATCCGATTGAGTTTTCAGGCAAGGGGTGCTATCTCGCACAAATTCGCTAGAATATTCTTTTTTCTTTTTCTTAACCTTGCTCCTAAAAGCAAAAGAAAGCTGCTGATACAGGTATGATGTGAATTTAGAACCCCTTGTAGGATCATATTTATTTATACAATCCCACAAAATATCCATTTTTATAGAGTCAATCTCATCATGATCAATATTATTTTTATAGGGGAACGAAACTTTATTCATGATATTAAGAATATTTTTATCTTTCAAGTAATTTTCAATGTCTTTATCCATCTTGGCTCCTAAGTATAATGCCACCAACTTCGTTTTTACGTTCAATCAAATTATTTAGACCGTCTAAATACACTCTGTCCATACAATCAGAAACTATATATTCAACCTTTCCCTCTGGGGAAACTAAAATAGACCAGAACTTATTGTTTTTTAGCTGATCTTTTACCAAGTCTACAGTTTCTTGAGTCTCTTCGTCTGATAAAACTTCGCTTTCTGTGTAAATACAAAGTCTTTCTTCTATGCTTTTTCTAACGTCTGATATATCAAACAGCTTTGCAACACCTATAAAAAAGGAATACTTTCCCAATATTTTCAGCGCTTCAATACCTTCTACTTCTTTATTAAGAATATTAGAAATGCTGTTTGTTACCGGAAAATTAGTATACCCAATCCAACAGTCCCATCTATCAGAAGGTTTTAGCATAGACTCTTCTGGATAAGGGCCAATGGGGGTATATAGCACCCTCTGCTGCTCTAATATAAAGCCGGGATCTATAGGAAATTGTGACATTTGATCCATTTCATATTCCTGCTCTTCCATGTCTTGAATTTGTTCAACAGAAGAAATTACATCAACTTTAGCATTCCAGCTTTCCCAAGCTATTTTTTTATGACCGGACATGATAGCCTCACAGAATTAAAAGGTGGTTGCGTCTATTGGGTTAACGACTACGTTATCTCCTGATAATTCATCCACCGAATCTTTTAGCGCTTTTAGGTTGTTGTACAGGTTAAATATTTTATCGTAATCTTCAGCCCTATCTTCTAATACACATTGCGACTTTAAATTATCCATAATTTCTTTTACTAATTCTCCTTCCGATAAACGATACAGCATCGCTCCTACGGAGGTTATAGCGTCTTCAGAAGGTTCCCAATCGCAAGAAAAATATATGTTACCATCTTCTTCTGTGTAGACTAAAAGTTGACATATGGGATTACCTTCAGATTGGTGATCGTCCTCTTTTGAAAATTGCTCTTTCATAATTTGTTCTTAGCTCAATTCCTATATCGGAAAGTTCCGGTAATGTATAAAAAGATCCGGTTTTTTCTGCTTCGTTTATTTGTGGTAACATTGCTACATATAATACCTCACATTCTTGATTATTCAATACCTCAAAACTAAAAAGTTCTTTTTTAATCCAATCAAAATCAACATATAAATGATCATCTGAAATTTGTTTTAATGTTTCAAGCTCATTTTTTGTAGATATGTAACGAGAAGGAAAATTATTATAATCGTCAAGATAAACCTTTAAGTAGTTACTGCTTGTAACATTTACATTATTATCTTTTTTTAGAATTATATATGTTATTTTTACTTTCATTTAGATAGATTCCAAGCAAGCCCAGAAAATACTTCGCTAATTTGCTGCTTTTCTTCCTGCGTTAATTGATGGTTTTCGTTTCCTGTAATTTCCGATATCAAAGATACAACGCCTGTACCATATCCATCGTACTTACCTTTTAGAGAATCTTTAAATAATATCTTTCCAGATTCTGTATAGATATCATTTACCTGCTGAACGTCAGCATCGTATCCTAAAATTCTTTCTGAAAATACTTTATTAAAAACACAAAGCTCAAGTCTATCCTTAGTATCGGTAACTTTTTCAGATACCTTTAGTGTTTTATCTTTTATTTCCTGCGTAGGCTCTTCTATTACTATAGAAGGCGCGGGATTATCTGGAATCAAATCAGGAATCCGTTCCTGAATTTGAGGTAAAAATAAACCAATAAGAACTATGAGCAAACCTAGTCCGGTTCTAATCGTC